TTACGTGACTCGTCATCATACTTCAACATCAAGCACTTGATTTTTAGAGCTGCAACCTGGTTGTTGTCCATAAGCTCTTTGGTTGTAATAACCTTGTGAACTGGTCCAAATACACCTTCAAGAACTAGCTTGTTTGCGTTCTTTGCATCAATAGTTCCAGTAGTACCGATGCGGTATCTAGTCTCGCTCATCTTATCCATGGCAGAAGTCAATGACTTTGCTTTAAACAAGTGGGCTTCATCACCGAAACACACATCAAACTGTTTAAACCACGCTGCTGGTTGCTTATAGACAGATTGCCATGTGGTAATCAACACGTTAGAACTTACATCGCGAGTAAATCCGCTATAAAGTTTTTGGCAATGTTTCTCTACATTCCATCCGTTTCCAGTAGAGTAATCTACAAAATCTGCATACATCTGTTCAACAAGACTGGTTGTTGGAACTATGATGATACACTTTCTATCGTGTTCCAAATGATAGCGCATAGTGCTGTAAATGATGAGAGACTTACCTGATGCAGTCGGAGAGAGTAACAAAGCTCTTTCATTCTCAATAGCATGGTGGACAGCTTCTATCTGGTAATCACGCGGAGTGATTGGTACACCACGAGAGCATGGATTCAACCACTGTATGAATTCCTGCACTTTAGGTAAACCAATATCGGTCTTAGTTAGTACCTCACCATCGTGCGCATACTTATAGCCGTTCTTTTCACAAAACTTAACCACGTAGTTATACAGACCTTTTTGCAATGTCTTGCGGTGTATATCATACATGCGAATCTTTCCATCCCACATCTTGGCTTTATACATTGGAGTATAACGAGCACCAGGAACGTCAAACGTAAAGAAGTCTCTGAGCTCTTGTTCAATGCTATCATCGCCAATAACACGGATAGTTGATTCGTTAAGTTTAGTAATTGTAATCATTGGCCAGTGATGAATTTCTTCCATTCAATGGAGTTTCGGATCTGCCAATCACGAGCTTTAATTTGATTCATCATAGACTCTACGCCTTGGATCATATTTTCCAAGTATTGACACTTAATCGTAATTTTGTTCAAGTCGGCATCGCCATCAAGGAACTCATTCATGTCAGACTTAAGTGGCTTAACACCTTGCCACTGTTCCCATCCATATTGTTCGAGCTCAACTTTGCCCATCTCGCCACGATAGTAACGAAATTTAGTTTGTCGTAGGGTACTGTATTCCACCTTCAATGCAGACAACTTCATCTTGTAAGTCATCATGATACGAAGGTATTTGGAATGTATGTTGGGTGTACGTATAGACTCTCGATCGAGGTTGTCCCCGTCGACTGTACTATCTTTTTCCCATTGATCAATTAGTTCATCTAAAGTCATAATTTTCCACTATCCATAACGAATAACCATATTATATCACAAGGAGGAATATTCTAATTCATCCACTTCGAGTAGTTTAATAGGCTACTCACAGTATAATGTATCTCTGGATACAAATAATTAATTATGAAAATGTATATATCGTGTATGCAAAAGTTGCAGCACCAATCATGACTTGTACATCATCAATAGTAGATGAGAAAGTCAATGACTCTATGTTTAAAGGATAACAATCTTTGAATGTAACAGTTGCACTTTTATTGTTATTATTATCTAATATGGTTAAAGTGGCATCTGACACCATAGATGATACATCAGTAGTTTGAAACGTCTGTTGCGCTTTAAAAGAAGTAAACTGTAAATTATCTTCTGGGTAAGCAATACCAGTCAACCAACTATAAACAGCTTGATAGTTAAGCATACCCGTATCAACCACGAACTCTATCCGTAATGGTTCGAAGTCTAAAGTATCTCCAGGTACTGGTACTCGAACCAATGGGTTCATGAATTCAGTATTTCCTAGATTAATAGATGGCAATGATACCTGCTGACAGAAGTACGTCAACTCTGGCAATTTTTGAATGTTGAACATGTATCCCGCTGGGGACAACGAGTTTATTCCAGCTGGTAATGGACAGGCTAAAGTTCTGATGGTCATATGATTATCCTCATGATACACTATTTATAATAAAAAAAAAGGGATCCCGAAGGATCCCTTTAAATACCTATCTACGTAGGTTTCGTCAATTACATCAAGTTAGTAACTGTTACCTTGCGGTAGTAAACGTTAGCGCCAGCTGACAAGCTAGTGAATGGGTTTGCAACCATACCGTAGCGAGTCTTGAAGCCAATCTTTGGCTGGAACGTAGCTGGATCGATAGCACGAACTTTCTCCAATGGAACGTACGGGCAGTAGAACATACCAGCGTCGAATGCAGAAGTACCCTTGTAACCAACCAAGAAGAATTGGTCAGCAGCAGTTGTGCTGAAGTATGGGTCAACATACACTTTGTACTTGCCGTTCAACACACCAGCGAAGGTTGTTGAAGACTCGTCAACGTTCAAGCCAGTAGACAATGCAGGAGTGTAATCCAACACGCCGGCCATGGCCAAGGCAGAAGCTACGTCAGCAGAAGTAACGATGAAGTTACCACGGCCACGACGTGTTTCTTTGGCGATCAAGTTAGCTTCGCGTTCGATTTGGAACATCAAGCCCTTGAACTTCTCAACTGACCAACGGCCGCTAGAGTCAACGTCTAGGTTGAATGTACCAGCAACGGCTGTACCGTTTTGTGCACCAACTTTAGCAGCTGTGTACATTGTACGAACAACTTCACGGTTGATTTCTTGGGTGATCTCTGTTGAGAGAATGTTGCTCAATTCGCCTTCGGCGTCTAGACCGTGAACAGCCTTCAAGTCTTGAGCAAGTTCAACAGTGTACTCAGCACGCAATGCACGTGTCTTAGCAACAACTGATGTACGCTCGATTGAGAAAGCCATTTGACCGAACGTACCGTTCTCGCCTAGGTCTTCAGAAGAAGCAGTAGACATACCAGTACCAGCTGGATGAGCACCTGTACCAGCGAAACCAGTATCGGCTTCGTTGAACAATGCTTCAGCACCTGCTTGGTCTTCGTAACGGCTCTTCATTGCGAAGATCAAACCGGTAGGTTGTGTCATTGGCTGAACACCGCAAATGTCATAAGCGATCATTTGTGGAGCTGCACGACGAACCAAGCTGATTAGAACTGGATCGTAGCCGTCAACGCCTGAACCAGCTGCATTAGCTTGTCCACCAGCGATAGAACCACCACCTTGGTTAGCGATAGAAGAAGTTTCGAAAAGTGCTTGAGCACCTTCATGCATCGCACGCTCTTGGTTTTCCAAGAGTTGAGCGGTAACTTCACGACGGTATTGGTCACCAATTTTAGAAACGCCTTCCGCTTCTAGGATTGGGGACCACTTTTTCAATAATTCTGGACGTGTTGCCATTTTATATTTTCCTTTAAAAGATTTAATAGATTACTTAGATGACCTAAACGCTGTTAAGTATCTTTCCATGCGAGGGTCGATTTGAGCTTTTACGCTCTCGTCTAATTGCTCGACTGGTTCATCAGTTACGACAGTATCAACTTTGGCAGTTTGCTGCTTCTGGCCGAAATAGTTTTCTTTGATAGTTTCAAGCTTTGTTTTAAAAGTTTCAGAGTCTTCAAAAGATAACTCTTCGGCTAAAGCTTTGAACTTTTCAGCGTCTGTATCTGCTAACTGTGAAGAAACTTCATCAATTGCAGAAACTCGTACCATCTGGTTCAACTTGGCGGACAAATCTACGTTAGTAGATAGTTGCTCGTCTAGCTTAGATTTCATGTCAACAATCTCTTGCTGCATATCACCTAAGATGTCAAACTTGTCTTCAGGTACTTCGATATAGTGCTCTTGGAACAAACCCTTCATGCCGCTTACGAAGCTTTCTAGGATTTCATTCTTTAAGCCATTTTCAAGGGCGATTTCATTATCAGTCATCCACTGCTCAACAACGTAGTTGAGATATCCATCAACTTTTTCAACTAACCCATCTTTGATTTCTTCAACTTGTTCAGCAAGTTGAGTTTCAAACTGTTCTTCGAGTTTAGCCATTTCTGACTTAACACGAGTTACCACAGCAGCTTCGAAAATCGTAGCAGCTTTGGTTTTAAATTCTTCGCTAAGTTCTTCGCCGTTAACTAAAGCAGCAACGTCAGCAGAAACGTCAACTGATAACTCAGCGGTTTCTTCTTGGGCTTCTTCAGCAACAACTTCAACTTGCTCTTCCGTAGCGGCTTCTTCAGCTACTACTTCTTCAGTTGCCTCTTCAGCAACAACTTCTTGTGACTCTTCAGCCTGGAGCTTTTCAGACTCTTCCATTAGCTGAGCGATTTTTTGATCAATTGACATGTGTAATCTCCTATTGATTGGATATATCCAATGGTGTTAATATTATTTATTACTTTAAAGAATTCAAGAATTTTTCAAAAGCAACAGCTGATACTTCAGTCAAGTGCTTTGTTGAAGTACTTTTGATTAACTTTCGAGTTTGTTCTATCTGCTTTTCCACGTATTTCCCATCGACATAAACCCATTCGTGACCTTCCATGATACCTCTTACGAAAGCATCAGGCGCTGAAGGATCAGCGACAATATCAGCAGCAGTAGAAAGGACAAAATCGTCTTGTACGACTTGTATTCCATCCCTGTTGGTTTTTAACGAACCGAGCGCTCTGCTAGATACACCAAGATTAGCACCGCCATCTAGTAAGCCACGAGCAATCTGTCCCATAGGAGTTGCAAGTACTTTAGCTTTACCAATCCAATTTGTACCTTCTTTTCTCAAATCTGTGATAATGTGTGACACACGATCTAGATTGATACTTGGTGTATCAGGATGACCTAATTCACCATAAGCACGTTTTTGGTTAACGTAATTTTCCACATAACTCTTAACCGCATTATCCATCGTAGGCTCTGGGTACATACGACCATTACGGTTTTTTAATTCTGATTGAAGAAAAATACCTTCGATGAAGTATTCTTTTTCTTGTCCTAGTTTGTTTTCCGTAATTAAATTTACGGATTCAACTACTTCTCTAATAAGTTTCATGAAATACTCCTATTAGTATGGAATAGTTGTGTACTGCTGAGGATCGGCGGTTGAGTAACCATCATCTTTTCTCAACAATAAGTATACTTGCATATCGCCACTAGTGACAATCTTGATATCTTCCGTCGGAGTAACCGATTCAGAAAATTCAGATCCAGCAAAATTGATAGTGGTTGCGCACTCGCCTTGAACAATTGCAATCGGCACTGCGGAAGTGCCACGCGTGATTGTGGCGTATGCTCCCGCAGCTCCCATCCATGTGATTGATAGAATGCTAACTGATTGTGTTTGATCAATAGTTTCAGCTGCTAATTTGCAATCGGACGCCAACGTAATTGTTTCAGTTACGTCAGTCCCGTTTACTTTAACGGCAACCTTCTTGTCTGTTAGTTTTAAAATGTGTTTTGCCATAGTTATCTTCCAAGTTCTTGTATTACAGCAACAAAGTTGTCTTTAGACTGTTTCATAAAATCTACTAATTTATATTTATCTACATTTAAAGATAGCAATTTTTTGATAGTAGATTCATTGATTGCGACCACAGAATTATCATTTAAGATAAATTCGGTTTTACCGTAAATAGAAGATTTACCTTCTTTAAGTTCTAATACAACCGGATCTAGAGTAAATTCTCCTGCAAGAATTAACTCTTTATATGACTCTACTAATGTATTCGTCAGCTTGATTCCATGGTGTCGCATCGCAGTATTTACGATAGACTCCGTAGTAACAACTTCGGCAGTCTCTAAAACGACTATAGAATCAATGTATGACTTAGCATACAATTTACCTGCACCATTGCTGATGCAGTCTTCTAATATTAGTTCCGAATCGACATATACGTTATTTTCGGATATAGTGATGACATGGCCTTTATATGCTACGTCATCACTTGGTTTTCTCATGGAACTAATGAATTTCATTATTCTGTTTCTTCTGGGGCAATAGCCTCTACAGCTTCGGGTGCCGGATTGAACATACTATTAGCAATGCTCATCTTCATGGCATCTAGGCCGCCTGAAATACGTTCTGACATTGCTGCATCAAACGTAGTTTCGATTGACAATGAATCTCCGCTAATTAAAGCATCAACTAAATTACGGGTTGTAGACATCTTCACCTCCTAATTGTGTATTATCTGTATTATCTGATTCTGGCTGCTGTTGCTGTTGCCCTTGTTGCATTTCGAGCTGTTGCCTTTGCAGTTCCATTTGCTGTTTGTTATACTCTTCGTTCTCTTCATCCATCTCTTCAATTTCTTCATCAGTTAGTTTCAAGATATTTTTCTTGATCCATGTTGGAGAGTAGTACTTACCGGCAAATTGATCTACGGTCTGAAGTATATTCAATCTAGACTGCGTAATCTCGGACTCTTTAATTTCCGCAAAGTAGTTATCTTTTTGGAAGTCAAAGCGGATATCTTGCGACATATCATCCCATTCTTCTGGGTTGATAATGCCTTTAGCAATCAATTGAACTCTTAGCGCATCTAAAAATATATTAGAGAACTTCTTACGAATTCGTTGAATGAATTTAGTAAACTTTATTTCGTCACGAGTAATTTCTGACGAACGACCTAAGTTAAATCCTTGTTCGCCCTTTAGACGAGAGGCTGGAACATTTAAAGCCTGGAATAGTTTATTCTGGAAGAATTCAATATCTTCGATTTGTCCAAGCGTCTGACCACCCGGCAACGTTGTAATTTCTGTACCCTTGCCGCCTTCACGACGTGGCATCCAGAAGTCTTCCATCATTGATAAGTGTTTACGATCATCTCGTACTTCACCTGTGGTTGCATCATATACAACCTTGTTCTTAAACTTATTCATCAAGTCGTTGACGTATTGTTCCGCCTTCATCTTAGGAAGGTTTCCAACGTCAACGTAGAAAATACGACGCTCAGGCGCACGACTGATACGATAGATGACTAATGCATCTTCCATCATTTTTAATTGATTGACTAATTTAATAGCTTTGTGTAGGTATGATAATGCCATACCTGTATTTTGATCTGTGATTCCAGATGGAACGTAAATTACTGAATCTATTGGTAATTTAACGCCCTTTACATCACCTTCTTGAATGCCTTTATCATTGTAGATATAGTACTCGTCAATAGACTTAACTATCTCCACGCCATTCGCATTCTTTTGTTTCTTAACGTTTTTGATTTTACGAATCTTTCGCGGATCAATATAACGTAGTTCTACAATACCATTCTTGGGATTATTCTCATCAATCAAGATGTGATAATACATTCTACCATCAATATACCAACTTCTAAACATATCATGACCTTTTTGGTCAAACTTTAGAAGCCTCATGACTTGATAGAATTCTTCAGTGATCTTCTTTTTAATTCCAGAAGACACTTTAAGATCATCTAGAACAATCTCAACAGGGATATCATCTTCTTCAGATACAATCGCCTCGTTGGCAATATCATCAATTGCCGAATCGCAATCCGGATACTGCGAAATCTCCCGATAGCGACGAATGATATCGTTTTCTGAACGAATCGTCGCTTCGAGATTAATCATCTGGCCATAATAACCACCAGCGGATGTTACAACGGTAGCGCCGTCATCATGTGCTGGCGCTACAGGTGTAAGTTGGACTTCCGTCTTTTTACGCTGGATTTCAAATCCAAATATATTCATTATATTTTAAACCAATCTAAGTTGCTAATTAACCGATTTCAATGTTAACATTAACGTAACCAGTGGACTCAGTAGTTGTCCAGTAGTTGTATGTGAAGTTGACATCAAATGTTTCGATCTGATTAGTTGTATCAAAGTCCAATGCGATTGGACCAATTTCTGTTGGATACGCATCAACGAATTTATAGGTCTTTAGTGTAGCACCGTTGCGATCTAACTGGTGAACTAATAGATCTACTTGATATGCACCTGGGCTTGTCAAACCGGTAGTATCGGTCAAGCTTTGAACGCCATCGGCCCACTTTTCTAGAGCGTTACGGATACCAAAGTCTGTGTCATTATAGACGGTAACCTGCCATGGAGCAAAGGTACGCTCGCCAGCAATGTTAACAACACGACCGCGGTAATTAATCGGCATATTGTCGATTGTTGAACCAGGCAATGATGCTGATTTACACAAGAATTGGGACGATTGGCCGATAGAAGCACTAACACCAACGTAAGAAGGGAAAGATAGTTCCACTCTAAACTGGTTAGCGCGAGCGCCACCGCCGCCCATTTGTGCCTTAAAATCTGAGATTCTAGCCATTTAAGACTCCTTTGTTTTAACTGTTATATGTATTTATACAAGTAAGCAGGGGTCTCCCCCTGCTTATATTATGCGCCTAATTCGCTGAAGCTTACTGAAGAGCGAGCCGCAACAAAGTTTAGAGTGATGAAGTTGATTGAACGGTTTGGCTTGATGTAGATATCAGCAGCAAATTCGTTACGATCGATAACTTCGCCAGTGTTATTTGTTTCATCACAAACAACCTTGAAGTCAACAACACCACGGCGACCTTGTACATCACGTAGGAACGGTTCAACCAAGTTGCGGAACTGAGCACGAGTAAATGAATCGTTAAATTCAAACAACTGGTACTTAGCAGCGGTAGCAATGGATTTTTCCAATACGATGAACAAGCGACGTACGTTAATACGATCGAATGCTGAAGGTTTAGCTAACATAGTCTTATCTCCGTATAGAACAGTTCCCTGTCCTGGGAAGATAACTACTGGGTTAATACCTTCTGTGTATAGTGCATCACGTTGAGTTTGGTTAGGGTTGTAGCCCAACTTAACAACGTTCTTAATCTGACCGCGGTTGAAACCACCTGGTGAATACCATGGATCGGCAGTAAAGTCAACGCGAGCACATAAGCCAGCAGTATCACCATTCAATGGAACCCAACGGTACTTGTCATTGTATGCATCATACTGGTACTTCCAGCCAGAATCAATAACACCGTATGAAGAGCTAGCGTTAACCGCATTTTTGTATGCAATCGCTGCATTTTCTGGGGTTACGCCGGCTTGAGTAGAGGTGATCCAATGATTACCGCTAGCATTGCGTGGAGAGATGAATACGATACAATCTTTACGAACTTCAGCCAAAGATGTGATTAGATAGTTTGCAACCGTTGTAGAAACATTACCAGCAACAACTAAAGAGATTTCGTAATCGTCTGTGTTAGCAAAAGCTGCATATGCTTCTTGAACTTGACCGTCAGTAGGAGCTGAACCATCAGCACCACCAGCCAAAGCAACACCATCAGTAAATGTAGAATTTAAAACGGCCAATTGGAATCCGCTATCAACTATGATGTCAGAAGAACTTCCCCAATTATATGCATCTCCAACGCTAGTGACAGCTACTGCAGCAGTTTCGGCAATAGTTTCACTAGTAACTGTAATAACGTATGCAGTGATAGCATCGTTAGCTGTAGTTGTGGTAATGCCAGAAATAGTGTGCACACCTTCGTTTGAACCGCCAAAAAGACTTAGTTTGAATTCGACAGCACTATTAGATGCATTGAACTCGTTCATGAAGCTTGAAAGCTCTGCAAACTTAGTACTATCAGAAATAGTAATATTGCCGGCATCATCTGTTGTAGTGGAAGTTACACCAAGAGCTAAAGCTTTTTCCTGAATAGCAGCTGGAGTAGCTAGTGCCCACAAGTAGTTAGACTGGTTATTAACAATATCTTTATAGTAGATATTGGTGCCATCAGATCTCTTAGCATCACTTAGTTTAGAGACATATTCAAACTTCTCTAATACTGCACCGCTTACGCCAGTAAAAGAGCCCTTAGAATTGTCAACAACCAAGATGTGCAATTCGTCTAATGCATTAGCGCCAACGTTTACAGCAGCGTAATCAGAAGTACCTGGAGCGCCAGTAAATTGTTTCTGAACTGTAACTGGCATTGAAGCCCAGTTGTTTGCATCAATCAAGTATACTGTAACACCGTTAGCACGTGTGCCTGGATACTTAGCAGCAAACTCTCCGTTATGCAAATGCGTTTCAGAAAAATTATTTTGGTAGTCATCGATATTTTTGATCTTGACGCCGGTTTTTACAATTCTTGATACTGCAGCAGTTGCAGTAGTACCAGCAGCAGGATCACTGATAGTAATTGCTGGTGGATTAACGTATCCACCACCGGCAGAAGTTAGTTGAATACCGCTAACGCGCCATAGGCCGTTAATTGCATCGTACTCTTCCCACATCAATGTGCCTTCTGCTGTTGAACCGCCGATAAGTGGTTCAGCAAATTCTACTGTTGCAGTTAGAGTTTCAGCAGCAGTGTAACCACTACCTTGCTCTGTGATAGAAATATCCGCTGAAGCTACAGGACCAGACTGTACGCTAGAAGCGTTTAGCAGGCCATCACCGTCAGTACGGTTAACATATAATGTATTCGTGTAGGCTAAGAAATTGCCTGCAGAAAAGAATGATTGATAATTCGCATCAGTAGGCTTTCCTAGTTTTGAAACTAGTTCGTTTTCTGAAGAAATTCTCAATGGTGAATTAACTGGTCCCCATGAAAATGGGCCAGCAAAAGCGCCGGTAGATGAAGAGACCGCTGGTACAATTGAACTAAAGTCTTTCTCGACTACTGCTACGCCTGGGCTAACTAGAAAAGGCATGTTGCAACTCCTTATTATTAAAAATCCAACTCGGATGATTTATTATTTATAATTTCACTGTTTTTATGATGAAAGAAGCTGTCGGATGGAAGCTTCTTCGTCTGTTTCTCGACCATCATTATAAAAACCAAAGGGTGTCAACTGATTCTCAATTGCTGCCATATGATTCTCATAGATCGCTTGCCTTATATTTATATTACTTAAATCTTCAAAGTAATTACTACTAGAAGCCCAAGCAAACAGAACTAAACACATTACTAAGTCATCATGGTAGCCTTCATCGGCTGCATACGATCCTTTAGATTCAATGAAAGTAGAAATTTCAGATATAAGATCAGCGTCATTCACTAGCAGTTTTTTACCCTCTAAGAGACTTTTCAGGTTAAAACAGCCCATTCTTTTTGTTTTCTTGTCGGTATATACACCCAATTGGGTTTTACCTCCACCAAAACCTGCTGAAACGCTCTGACCTTTAGTATCACGCGTAACAAACATTAAATTCTCATATTCCATATCGTTATAAAGAATGTCGGCAACTTGTTCACCAGCATTCAATTCTATTAGAACATAAGCTTGATTATAATCGGTCCCCAACTTATGTATCACGGTAGGAAATAGCATAGGAAGAATATTTTTATTCCTGTACTTAGCAACGGTGCGATATGGAACTTGTGTTATATCTACGACAACAATTGCCGAGAAGTCTCCACCGACTCCCTTGGCAGGATCCACCGCCATAGCGTATACATGACCTTCTTTAGGTTTTTCGTATATATCCAATCCGTCATTGGAAGAAAACTCAGCAGCTGCCGGTGCCATTTGTGCAATAGTGTCCGCGGCAACTAATGTCAAACTAGAACCAAGGAATGTACACAGCACCTCTTGGTTAAACTTAATCTCGCCAAGAAGTCTACGCTGTTCTTCTGCCCACTTCTCATCTCTACCTGGAATCTCCCAGTACGGAATAAACAAGTTAACGAATCCGTTCTTGTCCTGTTCAGCATCGGTCCAGAATTTCCAGAAGTGATTATATCCAAGAGGAGTTGAGCTTAATAGAATCTTAGTAGTCTCACCAGCAGAGATTGTAGGATATACTGATGTGAAGAATGATTCGGCAACATTGTTTGGAATAATTGCAGCTTCGTCAACGTATAGTAAGTTAACCGATTTACCACGAATACCAGATGTAGATGTTGCAGCGGTGAATACCTTAGAACCGTTTTCTAATTCAATATCACCCTTGTTCCATGTAGTAACACCCTGCTGTAACCATTTTGGAAGACCTTCGTACATTGTCTGATATCTATCAAGTACTTCCATAGCTGCTGCTTTCTTGTTCGCAAGAATAGCAACGGTCTTATTTGATTGGAATAAAGTGTACCATAGAATGTATGCAGCGGAAGTGGTAGTTTTACCCTGCTGTCGTCCTTCCATGAGAATAACCTTTCGGTTTTCATGGATGACTTTGACCTTGTTAATCTGACATGGGTACAGATTGAACGGTTGTAAACCGTGGTCCAATGTTACAATTTTACAATAAGTCTGAATAAAATAGACGGGATCTTCCGAACACTTCAAATATTCTTCGATTTCATGCTGGGAGAACGGTATTGCTTGACCTGCCCCCTTAAGATTCGAATTACTGTTGTAAACTTTTAATTTATTCAGGTCCATATGGTATAATGTATCTCTAGATACTAATAATTAAAAGTTATTCCAAAGATCACTTGTTACATCACCCGTTGATGAATCACCTGTTGCAGAATAATTGCCTATAGCTGCACCAGTATCCGGATTAGTCATATCAACTACAGTAGTAGTAATAACTTTACCATCCTTAATTGGTCCATACATGTATGCTTTAAGAGTAAAGTTTAACGTATATGTAATGAATCTTCTAGTCTGGAAATCACCTTCATAATCATCTTGTAAGCTAATATTATTTAGAATAACTGGAACATCGACCACCAAATCATTATCGGTAATAGGTTGTAATGATAATGTATATTCTGGTGAAAATGTTGGTAATATTTGTTCTACGATCTGTAGCGCATCTTCTTGAGTTTTACTTATTACATATAATGAAATTTCGAAATTATATGGAACTGGAGAATACATTCTTTGCACTGTATCAGTACCATCACCACACGAAATATAATTCATACGATTAACCTTGCGAGTTGAATCGTATGTTAAACCGGTCATTTCAAATGAAAGCCGCGGCAAAGATGTATAGACATATGAATCCAAATTCGGATCCTGGTCGATACGCATAATCCATTTTTCCTTAGGAGCGTATGCAATAGGTACTTCCATACCCTGCACTTCAATCCCTTCGTTAGATCGAATAATTTTAATATTACTGAATAGAGCACCAAAAGCTACGATAATCTTTCGCGTGATCTGGTGATAATATATATTGTTACTTAACATTAGACAATTTTCTTAATAGTCACGTTAACATTAGAAATATAACTCACTGCGCCAGCATCAACTTCTGTATCTGAAGCTGTAAACCAAATTTGGTTTGATTCTAGCACAGGACTAGTAAATCTAACAATCGTACTTAGTGTTGCCGTTGATCTATTTACTACATCAAATTCTGTGCCGATTGTGCCCAAATTTGCAGTAGCTCCATCGTCCCCAGCTTTAATAGTAACCGCCATCGTAGACCTAGCATTATTGCCTATTGCGCTAAATACTGCAGTAATTTCATATACGCCGCTCTGGTAAAATCCGTTAAATTTTCCAGTACTATCTGGAGCAGGAATATGTTCTAATGTTGGATTACTTGCCGCAGAAGATACAAAACCCTGTTCATATGTATACGGTCTCCAAGATCCTGAAGCTCCTTGGCCAAGGATAACACTTACGTCAGTTATCTGTGTAAACACATATTTGCCAAAATCTTGGCCTAAATATGCACGATACTGTATGCCATCTGCAAATTGAATTCCGGCAAATTCTGGAACAGAGGTAGTTAACAGCTGTTGATCGAGGACCGGAATATCCGGAGTATTTGTCAAATCGTTATATGATCCGCTGAATAATATTGGCAAATCATCGAGACTATTATATGAGCCATTAAATGCATCAGTAATACCATAACCAGCCAAAGTGGTTGGAAGATTGGTTAGTGAAGAAAATTCACCGTCAAAAAATACAGGACGGTCACTAAGATCATTAAATGAAGTTTGCGGAACATCAGTAAGATCATTATATGATCCGCTAAATAGTTCTGGCGCTCCAATTAGATCTGTATATAAACGACTAAATTGGATCGAATATAATTCGCCAAACATTTCGTTGGTTTTAATAAAGGCGGCTCTGAGTGTATCGCCGTTTCCGTCGTTTGCTGATGCGCCTACTTCAATTACTTGTCTTGCCATGTTAGTCTAAGTCCACTGTGAATAGATCCGAATCTACTAAAATTGATGTTGAGTCTGCTGTTTCAGAGTACCGTACTTTTGCAGTTTCAATAACATCACCGAATGGGTTTGTCGTGTCGAAGATAATATCTGCAGCTTCTTGTCTGTACAAGTTATTATCGGCAACACGATCTTGATCATCAATGAATGTCTGTTTCTCTACATCGAATGATTGTAGAGATTCAAACGCATCGATCTCCTCAATGCCAGTTGCAATTTTCTCTGATGCATACTGGAAGAGTTCAACTTCAAGTCTGTATACATACAATTTTCCAAGTTGATAAAACGGATCCTGATGCTCTACAAACTTGATTTCAAATAGACCGTCAGTTAGAGGGAAATATAATAAATCTCCTTCTGCCGGTCTACCTGGCAAAACTGTCTGACCATACTGTCCAACAAATCTTTGCCATGTTCTTTTAGGGACAGTCAGTGTTGCAGACTGCTCCATCATTAAACCGAATTTACTTACAAAGGCACCTTGTCCTTCAAAGCCAGTATTCGATTCTAAATACATCTCTACAGGATACGCATGTCTAAATTCAGACAAACGATCTTCACCGAGAATATTGTCTTTACCGACAAGTGTCCTTGGTATATAGAAAAAGTCTTGTCCCCAAATTCTAACAGCTTCAATAATTAGATCTTCTAATAAAAGCTGTTCTCTTTTGGTTCCATGTGAAAAATATACGCTACGCATTACTTATCCCAAGAAAAATTCCAATGGAGCAGATTTTGAGATTAGCGTATCTTCTAATTCTTTAATTTCTTCTATGGCTTCTGCATAGAGTTTATCTCCATCCATCGTAACGCCGCCTGGAAGTTGCAATCCACTAAATTTCTTTATGTTAACTGCCCACTGTTTCTTAATAAGCGCTGTGGTATAGTGCTTTAACCATGGATCACCATAAACTGCAGGATAAGTCGCCGGATCAAGAGCTCTATAACTCTCAACTAGAACGTATGAATCGACGGGAATATTGTCTCCCCATGATTCGTCGATATACAATCTTCCAGTGTGTCTATTAAATCGGTACAACTGTGAACCGTTCAATGTATGATCTAGTAACGCCAAATGACCCATAACCTGTTTATAGTATATAACTGAAACAGAGGTTAAATCATACAAATCATTTAAGCGAAGTTGGTACTGTAAATCGAATATTGACTTTGATGTACCTGTTCCAGCGGCAATTGGAAATACCTTGGTAACGCCGTAAACATAATCAGGAATAGGAATAGACCGAGCATCAACATCGTCTTGAGTTACCTGATGCTTTAGATACATTTTCTCAATGCCATCGTAATGATACATTCTCCAATGTTCTATGGCTTCGTCAACGCGGTCTTCCACTTGAGCGTCATCAATGTTGATTTCAACTACAGGTTCGCCGAGCGCTCTTAAGCAATAATCGATTAATCCATCTCGTGTTGTTACTGCCATTTGAATTCCCTATTGTTCTTATCTTCTATTTATACGTTTCTATTTTAACCAGCTTGGAAGATATATGCTTTACCAGATTAGCCGCCGACAAAGATATAAGCAGCACCAGCATCACCAGTGCCATCGGGGTCTTCATATTTTGCACCAACAATTACAGTATCGCCAGATATTGCAACTGATGTACCGAATTCATCACTTGATGCTCTATCCGATGCTAGAATCTTGATTTGCTGTGTCCATGTAGTGCCATCTCTGGTAAAGATATATGCTGAGCCAGCACTAGTAAGACCGGCAGGGTCTTCAACCGGCGCAGAAACAATTACCGTATCAGCCTCTATTGCAACAGAGTACCCAAATAGATCGACTGCTTCTGGATCAGACGCCTGAATCTTAGCTTGTTGTGTCCATGTGGTTCCTGATCTGGTAAATACATATGCTGAGCCGGCAGCATTAGCACCTGTGTCTTCACCCCAAGCACCAACAATTACCGTATCGCCATCTATTGCTACTGAGTGACCGAACTTATCCTCTGCCTGTATATCGGATGATAAAATCTTAGCTTGTTGTGTCCATGTAGTGCCTGATCTGGCAAATATATATGCAGCGCCAGTTTCTGCATTTTTTCCGAAAGCACCAACAATTACTGTATCGCCGTCTATTGCTGCTGAGCTACCAAAGTAAGCGCTTGTTGATCGATCCGATGCCTGAATCTTTGCTTGTTGTGTCCATGTAGTGCCTGATCTGGTGAAGATATATGCAGCGCCAGTATTAGTAGCACCAGTGTCTTCACCCATTGCACTAGCAACTATTGTATCTCCATCTATTGCTACTGAGTAACCAAACCAATCATCTTGTTGTATATCAGTTGATATAAGTTTAGCTTGTTGTGTCCATGTAGTACCAGATCTGGTAAATACATATGCAGCGCCACGGTCGTTAGCACGATAGCCACCAGCAACTAATGTATCGCCCGATATTGCTACTGAGAAACCAACCCATACATTTTGAATCCCTCCGATATCAGTTGCTGCTAACTTTGCTTGTTGTGTCCATGTAGTACCAGATCTGGTAAATACATATACAGCACCAGCATTAGTACCAGTGGAGTCTTCCTGATAAGCACCAACAGCTACCGTATCACCATCTATTGATACTGAGTAGCCAAAGTAATCATTTCCTTCTTTATCAGACGCTTGTATCTTGGCTTGTTGTGTAGTTAATGTCCAATCTGATCCAAATGTTAATGTAAACGAACTCACTGAAGTATCAATATTAACACCGTCTGATGCTGTGAATGCCAGATCAAATGTTGCTGGCGCTGTTCCAGGAGTAATTGTGAATACATTATCCACATTAGTAACTGTAATATCTTCTAACGATCCGCTGGTAACTTGATATCCCCAGATAATTGGTGTTCCTTCAGGGTCTGTCGCCTGAAGTGTAATAACAGTTGGAGTACCATCAGAGTTCAATGCATAAGTTGCATCAGCACCAGCGGTAATAGTAGGTGCTGTGTTGATAGTAGCGATCTCAAACCAACCACTGCCAGTAAAGATAAACAACTTGTTACCGTCTTGAACAAATGCCTTTGAACCAGCTGCAACATCTGTCAAAGGAAGACTCTGCACATCAACATATCCTTGAGTTGTCAGTGCATTATCTTCTGGTGCATCCGGAGTTGCAACTGACCAAGAATTGGATGCA